TGCCGCGACAGCGCGGCCGGCGTAGGGCCAGGTGACCGATGACCCGAGGCAGGAAGCCAAAGCCGACCGCGCTCCACGAGCTGCACGGGACCCGAAACGCGACCCGGCACAAGGGCCGCACCGGCGAACCCGAGGCACCTGGCGCGCTCGAGCGATCACCTCCCGAACACCTCACAGTACGGCAGCAGGAGGGGTGGCGCTTCGCGATGGACCACGCGCCGGTGGCCGTGCTGCGCCGGATCGACCGTGGCATCCTCACCGCATGGGTGATCCTGGAGGACATGCTTCGGACGGCCAACACCGAGTTGGAACGATCCGACGAGGGGGCGCAGCACCCGCTGCTCGCGCGGGGCAAGGGGGGCGTCCAGGTCAACCCCTACGTCCTGATCATCGAGCGGTGCGCGCGCGGCATGTCGAAGCTGGCATCGGAGCTTGGTTTCAGCCCGGCGTCGAGGCCGCGGATCACCGGCGGCACTGCCATTCCGGACCAGCCACAACAGACGGCCGCGCAGTCGTCGTTCGCGCGCATCAAGGGTGTCCATGAACGTCGTCGCGCCTCCACTGCTGGCCACACGATCCAGTAAGCGGTACCCACCCGCGGTCCAGGCTGGCGTCCGGTATGCGCAGCAGGTGGTCGACCGGAAAATACCGTCCTGCCGCTACGTGCGCCTCGCATGCCAGCGATTCGTGCGCGATCTCGTTGCGGCAGAGCGCGGGGACAGCCGTTGGCAATTCGACCCGGAGCTTGCAGGCCTGCCGATCGAATTCATCGGCAACCTGAAAAACTACAAGGGCCCGCTGGCAGGCCAGAACATCGAGATCATGGCGTGGCAGGCGTTCATCCTGATCAACCTGTTCGGGTTCGTGGACCGCATCACGGGATTCCGCCGGTTCCGACAGGGCGTGATCTATGTCCCGAAAGGTAACGGCAAGACATGCCTGGCTGCCGGGATCGCGCTCTACATGACGTTCTGTGAGGGCGAGGGGGGCGCGGAGGGATACAGCGCGGCGGTGAACCGCGACCAGGCATCCCTGATGTTCAACGACGCGCGCCAGATGGCGCTGCGGTGTCCGGAGATGCTCCAGGACCTCGGGATCGGCGTGAACGCCCGCAGCCTCTACCAGGACACGACCGCATCCCGCCTGCTGGCGCTCTCGAGCCAGGCTAAATCGCTCGACGGCAAGAACGTCCACATCGCGGTGTGCGACGAGATCGCGTCGCACCGGACCGCCGGCGTCTATTCCGCGCTGCTGACCGCGATCGGCAAGCGGTCGCAGCCCCTGCTGCTCTCGATCTCGACCGCAACGGATAACACCGTCGGGATCGGAAAGGTTCTGTGGGACGACGGCGTCGAACTGCTCGAGGGCAAGACCCAGGACGACGCCCTGTTCGTGCTGATTTACACGATCGACCTGCCGACCCAGCACGAGGAAGGCGACAGCATCTATGACGAGACGACCTGGCGGAAGGCCAACCCTGGCTGGGGCGTAACGGTCCAGGAGGAGGCATTCCGAAACCTGGCGGCGCAGGCGCAGCGGTCGCCCGCGCATGAGGCTGATTTCAAGACCAAGCAGCTCAACGTGTGGACAGGCGCGCTCAATCCGCTGTTCTCGCCCGCCGATTGGGAGCGTTGCTTCGATCCAGACCTCAAGTTCGAGGAGATGTTCGGCAAGGAGTGCTATGTCGGCCTCGATCTGGCATCGCGGAACGATCTGGCGTGCATGGCGCTGGTGTTTCCGGAGCGGACCAACGGGAAGGCGCTGCGGTACCGCGTGTTCGCCCAGTTCTATATCAACGAGTCGGCTCTCGTTGATGAGAACGGCAAGAAAAACTCGATGTATGCGAAGTGGGTGGACGACGGATGGCTGGTTGCGACGCCAGGGAACGAAACAGACTTCGAGTATATTTTCTCGGACCTGATAGCGTTCGCATCGCGCGTCAAAATACTCGACGTGCCGTATGATCCCTGGAACGCGGTGCAGTTCGCCCAGCAACTGACCGCGGTGAACATCAAGGCTGTGGAATTTCGGCAGAATGTCGGGAATTACTCGGGCCCGACAAAGGAATTCGGCGCTGCAATTCATGCTGGCCGGCTGAAGCACGACGGCAACCCGGTGCTGTCCTGGTGCGTTGGCAACGTCGTCGGCCGTTTCGATGCGGTGGGTAATGTGTTCCCTCGGAAGTCGCGAGAGGAGAAGAAAATCGACGGCGCAATCGCGACAATCCAAGGCGTTGCGCGCGCGATGGTGGCATGGACACCGCCATCGCCGTATGAAGAGCGAGGACTGCTGGTCCTGGGAGACTGACGACATGCTGAAGCCGAGGGTTCGGGTGCGAGGAAGCAGCGGCTCGAACGGTGGCGCGCTCGTTGCACAAGCTGTGCGGGATTACTCCCTGGCGCAGCCTTCTCCTATGCTCTCGTCGATTATGGGCGGTTATCCGTCGTCGACCGGGACGCCAGTCACCCCGCTCTCGTCGTTGCAGAGCGCGGCGGTGTGGGGATGCGTCAAAGCGATATCCGAGGACATCGCGAAGCTGCCGGTCGTCGTGAAGCGCCGCACCCGTGGGGGATACTGGGCGGAGGATCACGACCACCCGGTGTGCAAGGTGCTCTTCAGCCCGAACCGCTGGCAAACCTGGTTTGAATTCGCCCGCTACCTGGTCGCGTCGGTCGCGCTGAAGGGAAACGGCGTCGCCATCGTCAAGCGGGGATGGAAGGGCACGCCCGAGGGTCTGATTCCTGCCATGTGGGACCGCGTATCGATCATGATGTCTCCCATGGGCTGGCTGTTCTACAATATCAGCCACCCGGTCACCGGCTTCGGCGTGACGTTCCGCCAGGAAGACATCATCCACGTGAAAGGCGGAACGTTCGACGGTGGATACGTCGGGACGTCGCCGATCAACGCGTCCCAGGACGCCGTGGGCCTGTCAATCGCAGCACAGATGCATGGTGCCATCCTGTTCCGGCAGGGTGCGCAGATTGCCGGCGTCCTGGTCCAGCCGGAGGGCACCACGCTCTCCGACGGCGCGCGGGATCGCATCCGTGACGAATGGAAGCTGATCTATGGCGGGGTGCAGAACTCACACCGCGTGGCGGTGCTCGAGGGGGGGCTGAAGTACGAGCCGCTCCAGATGACCAACGAGGAGGCGCAGTTTCTGCTGACCAGGCAGTTTCAGGTGCTGGAAATCTGTCGCTTGTTCCGCGTTCCGCCGCACAAGGTGTTTGATCTGTCGCGCGCGACGTTTTCCAACATCGAGTCATCTGAGCAGCAGTATATCAACGACACGCTGCACCCGATGGCCGCGAACATCGAAGCGCTGCTACGGATGACGCTGTTCACGCAGGACGAATGGTCGGAGTACCGCGTGGAGTTCTCGTTCGACGAGCTGCTGCGCGGCGACAGGAAAAGCCGGTACGAGGCGCATGGTCTCGCCATCGACAAAGGCATCCTGTCGATCAACGAGGTCCGAATGGCGGAGGGGCTGCCGCCGATCGCGGGCGGTGATGAGCACCGCGTGCAGGTCAACACCGCGCCGGTCGGATCGGCGGTCGCCGGCGGGAACGGCGGCATGACGTTGCAGACGCCGCAGCAGCAGGCGCCACGGGATCCCGAGGACCAGCCCGAGGACAGTCCGCTCGCTCCGAGGGACCAGGAAGAGGACCAGATGGCATGAGCGGCACCGCCTATCCCCTGGAGCTTTATGTGCTTCTCGGAACGTATCAGAGCACGGCCGGCAGGATCGCCCGGGTGGTGATGCCACGCGGCTCCGCGGCCGCCCCGGTGGTCGGCACCCTGGCCTATGAGGTCGCCACCCCATCGGCCCAGGTCGCTGTCGAGATGCGCGAGGAGTACAACACGGTGGACGTCGTCGATCTTCCCTCGCGCAGCACGGTGCGGGCAGGCGAGCGCGCGACGTTCGCCGCACCCGAGGCCGACCTGCTGGTCGCCGCTGGCATTGCCACCATCCTGACGGGCTGGGGCTTCTATTGGGATGGAGGCTGGGGTGGCGAATAAGGGCACGCCGGCTGGCCCACGTTCGCCCGACGTGGCGGATAGCGAACGCCCCCCGCGCCAGGCTCCGCGCCGGGTAACCAGGCCCGTGCTACCGCGCCCACCGCCCGCGCAGGACGATGAGACGGTTCGCAGGCCTGCGGAGTATTCTATCAGGAGGACACGCAAATGAAGGTTCATCAGCGCGCGATGCGCGATTCGTCGTTTGAGCCGGTCGCCGGTGATGACCGCCGCATCCGCATGGTCTGCTCGACCGAGACTGTCGGCAGGGACAACATCGTGCTGGTGTCCGGGGGCATCGATCTGCGGAACTATCGCGAGAACCCGGTTTGGCTGTGGGGGCACGATCCGAACAGCCCGGTCGCGCGCTCGGTCGAGATCAATGCTACCGCCGACGGCAAGCTCGTTGCGCTGGTCGAATTCCCGCCGGCTGGCGTGTCGCCGAAAGCGGATGAGGTGCTGGGGCTGCTGCGCGCGAAAACAATCCGAGCGGCTTCGACGGGCTTCGACGAGCTGGACGGCGAGCCGGTCGACCCTGCCGACCATTCGCGCGGCTGGCGCATCACGCGGTCGGAATTGATGGAAATGTCGTTCGTCACCATTCCGGCGGTGCCTGATGCGCTGGCTGGCGAACGGTCCGCAAAGATCGGGCGGTTTCCGAACGGCGAGATCGTCCACTGGATCGCGCGCGAGATCGGCGAGCAGGCGGCCGACGCGATCAAGCGGAGCCTGGGCTTCGGTCCGAAATGGAACTGCACCGGCGCGACCGACCTGGATGTAATCGACGTCGAGGGTTGGCAGGCGGAGGAGGCTGTCGAGCGCGTGTTCGCCGCGGCCGGCTTCGACGGCGAGAACCCGGACACAGTCATGGCCGCGCGCGCATTCGGTGTGGTCGATGGCAATGCGCCGCTGATCAAGCGGTCGTATGGGCTGCCGTTCGGCGACATCGTCGATGGCAAGCTGGTCGCAACCCGCGCAGGCCTGGCGAGCGTCAGCGCGAAGGTCGACGCGGCTGACATTCCCGATTCGGCAAAGTTGTGCGTCCGCTCGATGCTCACGAAGTACGGGATCGTCGACGAACGCGAGGTGGTCGCCAGTGTGAAGCGCACGTTCATCCAGCGCGGCATGTGGGAGGTTGGCGCGCTCGCGCAGACCCTGGCGGAACTCGGATGGGCGCAGGACTGCGCAACGTGGGAAGCCGAGATGGAGCAGGACGCGTCGGCGGTACCGGCAATGCTGGGCGAAGCGATGCGGCTTGTCGGCGAGGCTCTTATCGCGATGACCGCAGAGGAAGTCGCTGAAATGATGGCGCGTTTCGACACGCCACCCGAGACCGATGACCTCGACGAGGAGGAAGCGGCTATCGTGACGCAGGCGAAGTCGCCAGGGGCGCAACGGTTCCTGGCGGGCAAGTTTCGACAGAGACACATGCTGGCGTCGCGCGTGAAACCGGTGGAGCGCACGGTCAAGCGGACCCGGCGGCACAGGGCCAGAATGCTGGAACTGCTTGCGCTCCAAGGTGATTGAAGCCACTAAATATTGTGTCGGCGCACTGGGCCATCATAGAACGGGCGCGCGCGGGGCAGAGACGCCCCCACCCCAGGAGGCGCGCGAACCATGGAACCGAGGGTTTTCGATCTAAAGGCACGTCGTGCGAAAGTCGTGAAGGAGCGGCAGCAGCACGTCGACAAGCTCCGCAAGCTGTTTGAGCGCGAGGCAGACCTCCCGGACGACCAGCAGCTGCCGGAGGCTGATCAGAACGAAATCGAGTCTCTGAATGCCGCGATCCAGCAGCTGACCGCTACGGTCGCAACGTTCGACCAGCGGATCGCCAACCTCGAAGGCGTCCTGGCGATCGAGGGTGACGCCGCCATGGCTTCTGACGAGGAGCGCGGCGACGATTCGGACAACGAGGATCGCGAGGAGCGTGGCGCGGGTGCTGGCCAGCGCCGCGGTGCGCAGGCTGGCCGGGGGCGGAACGTCGGCAGCGGCAACGGTGGCCATCGCGTCTATGCCC